GGTATAGGAACTGTAGTAGTTTCAGCAGATGCGAACGTATCCGTTACTGGAAATTCATTGACCTTATCAACAGGAAGTGTTACAGTAACAGGAACAGCACTTGTGAATCCAACAGGTTCACAATTAACGGCAAACACAGGAGAACCAGGGGTTATTACTTGGAATGAAATAATACCAGGTGTGAATATGACTTGGACAAATATTGACCCTTATTAATAAATTATGGCATCATCTTACTCAACAAATTCAAAACTAGAACTAGTAGCAACTGGAGAAAAAGCCGGTCTATGGGGCACAATTACTAATACAAATTTAGAAATATTAGAACAGTTATCTACAGGTTATTTATCTTCAGCACAGCTTGCAAGTGGTGATTTAACTTTAACTTTATCTAACGGCGCAACATCTAATGGTAAAAATTTATATATAAAACTAACGGGTACTCTTGGTGCAAATAGAAGTGTAACTATACCTGATGGTGCTGAAAGAATTATTATATTTGAAGATGCAACTAGTAGAGGGTCTTCTACTTTATATACAATAACAATTAAAACAGTTTCAGGATCCGGGGTTGTATTACCTGTAGGATCAACGTCACTAGTATATTCAGACGGTACCAATGTAAATCTAGGACTTAGAAACAAAGGTTATGTTACATTAAACTCTTCAACAATTACTGCATATACTGCAGTTGATGGTGATCAAATTTTAGTAAACACTTCAGCTAACCCAATTACAGTAACTTTACCTGCATCTCCACCTGTGGGATCAGAAGTTACATTTATTGATGCTAGAGGAACTTTTAATAATAACAACTTGACTATAAATAGAAATAGTCAACCCATTAATTCAGGTACATCTAATTTAGATTTAAGCACAGCAGGTCAGGCTATCTCATTAGTATACGTGGATTCAACAAGAGGTTGGGCTTTTAAAACTAACACGGCATAAGGAGCACGGATCATGGCTCTAATTGATTTTAAAGTATTACCTGGAATCGACAAACAGGATACCGAGTCTGGTGCAGAAAACAGATGGGTTGATTGTGATAATGTTAGATTTAGATATGGTCTTCCAGAAAAAGTAGGTGGGTGGTCTTCTTTAATTACAGAATCTATAGTGGGAGTTGCAAGGAAAGAATTTGCTTTTGTTGATCTAGAAGGAAACAGATATGTTGCAATAGGTACAGATAAATTTTTACTTATATATTTTGAAGGTCAATTATACGACATTACTCCAATTAAATCTGCAATATCAAGTGTTGTAATGTCTTCTTTAAGTGGATCACAAGAAGTCACATTAACTTTTTCAGCTGACCATGATTTAGAGTCAGGTGATATTATTTTATTAGATAGTGTAAATGTACCTAGTGGTGTAAATTTAACTAACGCTGCTTTTGAAGATAAACTATTTCAAGTTACAAAAGTAAGCTCTGCTAAAATTGTAGTTGTAACTGGAACAGAAACTGCAGACGGAGCAGGTAATGGATCTTGTAGTGTTATACCTTATGAAAAAGTTGGTCCTAATGCACAATCTTACGGTTATGGTTATGGTATTGGTCAATATGGAGGAACGGTAGGTGGTGCACAACTAACAACTTTAAACGGTGCCTTACTAGCAGACACTAATGGTACAGGTGGATCAGGAACTACAATTAATGTTGTATCAAATGCAGGGTTTCCAACAGCAGGAACTATATCAGTAGGAGATGAATTAATTAGTTATACTGGTAAAGGTACAAATACTTTAACAGGTATTACTAGAGGAGTTTTTGGAACAGCAACTACTGGTACTTCAAATGGTCAGGCTCATTCAAATGGTGATTTGGTTATAGATGCTTCAAACTTCACAGGTTTTGGAAGTGCGGTCAAAGCCTCAAACGTAACTCTAGAACCTGGTTTATGGTCTTTAAGTAATTTTGGTCAAGTGTTAATTGCAACAATTGCAAATGGTAAAACTTTTACATGGAATGCAGGAGCTGCATCAGCATTAACAGTAAGAGCATCAACTAGTACACCTGGTTTTTCTACATCTAATAATCCAACTGCAACAAGAGTAACTCTTGTTTCACCTACAACTAGACACTTAATTCATTTAGGTACTGAAACAACTATTGGAGATACAACAACACAAGATGACATGTTTATAAGATTCTCTAATCGAGAAAATATAAATGAATATACACCGAAATTAGTTAACACTGCAGGTACACAAAGAATTCAAGATGGTACAAAAATTATGGGTGCCTTGAAAGCAAAAGAAACAATTCTTGTTTGGACAGATAATGCTTTGTATATTATGAAATTTATTGGTTCACCATTAGTATTTGGATTTGAACAAGTTGGTACCAATTGTGGATTAATTGGTAAAAATGCAGCTGTTGAAGTAGATGGAGTTGCTTTTTGGATGAGTCCTAATGGTTTCTTTATGTTTGATGGTACTGTTAAATCTTTGCCATGTAGTGTTGAAGACTATGTATATGATCAAGCAGATACAACTAAAGGTCAACAAATATGTGCAGGTATTAATAATTTATTTACAGAGGTTGTTTGGTATTACCCATCGACTAGTTCTGAATATAATGATCAGTATGTTGTATTTAATTATGGAGAACCAATGAGAAGCGGAACATGGTACATTGGAACTGAAGCAAGAACAACTTGGATTGATGCATCGGTTTATCAAAAACCTTTTGCAACTAAATACAACTCAACACTTGATGGAACTTTTCCTGTAGTTATAGGTCAAGATGGTTTAGGTCAAAGTCAATTCTTTGAACATGAAGTTGGAACAGATCAAGTTAATCAAGATGGTAGTACAACAAAAGTTACATCGTTTGTAAAATCATATGACTTCGATTTACAAGCAAAACAAACGAATGCTCAAGGTAAATCAAGTGGTCCTAGTGTTGCTGGAGAAACATTTTTAGCAATGAGAAGATTTGTACCAGATTTTAAAAACTTACAAGGCAATGCTAAAGTAACACTGGGTGTTAAAAGATATCCTCAACAATCAGATACAACAACAGCGTTAAGTCCCTTTACAGTTAATTCAACTACTGATAAAAAAGATACAAGGGCTCGAGGAAGATTTGTTAATATTAAAATAGAAAATACTGATATTAGTGAGTCTTGGAGATTTGGTACACTTAGAATAGATATACAACCAGATGGTAGACGATAATGGCTAAGATTGTAATTAGACTTCCTGAACCTAAAGAAGACTATGAAGTGTCTAACCAAAAACAAATTAACAGAGCAATTTCTTTAATTGTAGAACAATTAAATTCTACATTTTTAAACGAGCAAAAACAAGAGCAAGAAAGGTTTGGTTGGTTTAATGGCTAATATATATTTAAATGCTAAAAAAGATTTAACAACTAATACAGTTACTACTGTATATACTGTTCCATCAAATTCTAGAGCAATATTAAAGTCTATGTATGTATCTGAAGATACTGGAAATGCAGATACTATTACAGTAGTATTGTTTGCCGGTGATCCAGCAAGTGCTGATTCTTTTAGTTTATATAAAACTAAAGCTATTGGAGCTAATACAACAGAACAATTAATAACAGAACCCATTATAATGATGGAAAACGAAGTACTACAAGTAACAGCAGCTACAGCAAATAGGTTGCATGTTACGTTGTCTGTGTTAGAAATAAATAGGGATTAAATATGTCATTTATAGAAACAGAAGCATCAGTAAGATACGAAACAGTTAACGGTAAAAAAACTATGATTATTACACCTAAGTGTGAGGTTACTTTAACTAATATGAAAACAGGTCAAGAATATATGTCAGATGCTGAATCAGATGCTGATGTAGATAACCCTGAAACAGATACTAAAAGAGAAGATATACGTAGAGACGTTAAAATAACAGTAGAAGAATTTAATTTAGGAGCAGGTTCTGAGTTGTAAAACTCAGAATTTTTATATAAAATAGAACAATGGCAATTACAAACGCACAACAATACAAACAGATACTACAAAAGGTGAGAGAAGAAAAAGCTTTTGGTGGAGTTATGGGTCTTGATGGTAGACGTGCATACGTTGGTGGAAGTTATGGAGGAGGTTATGGTCAAACTGGTGGTGGACTTGGTGGCTATCAAGGTCTAGGAGATGGTAAAGATGGAAAAGCCGGAGGCGAAGGTACAGGAATAGATGGAAAAGGTGGTACTGGTGGTGATGGAGGTGGTGGAGAACGTTATCAAGAAGAATTGGCAAGAAATCAATTTGAAATTAATAGAAAAGCAAAATTAGAAAAAGAAAAAGCAGACATAAAAGCAAAAGCCAGAGAAGATGCAAGAATCGAACAAGAAAGAATAAAAAAAACTGCATTTGAAATAAAAGAAAAAGCAAGACTAAAAGCCATAGCAGATAAAATTGAAAAAGAAAAAAGAAGAGAAAAAATAATAAGTCTTGCTAATATTCCAACACCTTTTAATATAGCAAAAAAAATAGGAAAAAAAATTTTTAGTCCATTAACAAATATCCAAAGACAAAAATACATAGATACACAGCTTGTACCAGGAACAAAAAAATACACTAATTTTATGGAACAACTTGTGGACCAAGATGCTGCAACAATTAATGTTCCAGATTTTCAACAACTAGGTTATACGACAGGAGATTTATCAAAAGTAGATTTTGATGATGGTAGTAAATTTGGTTTTGGTGAAGGGTATGATAATTATAGAGACACTATAGATACAAGATTTAATACAGATGGTCCTGGAGACAACGACGGAAGTAATCAACTTCCACCAATTATTTCACAACAACCGATAACACCTGTAACACCATTACCTGTTGTAGGACCCACGACAAGTAGTGATCCTTTTTCCCTAGCTCCAAGATTCATGGGCTCTACATTTGATTTTAGTGACGATTATGGAAGAACATTAGCTGCAGACGGTGGACGTATTGGTGCTCAACAAGGTGGAATTATGCCTAGATTAAATGAATTAAGTGGTAGTGTTTCTTCTGCAGAAGAAATGTTACAAGAAATTAATCAAAGATTAGATTCAGCCGAATCTACTTTAGGTGAAGGTGTAGATGGAGGTGGAAGTATGTTTGATAGACCACAACTTTCAAGAGAAGAATCAGGATTCAATTTTAATTTTAATACTAATACTAATAATCAAAAACCATTTTCTCCAATTTCAGGTTCTATACAAAACCAAATGCAAAATTCTTTTGGTATGAGAAGACCAGCTTCACCAATAAGACAACAACGTGGATTTGATTTTAATAGATTAATAGATGCAGGAGTTGCAGATCCTGTTCGTAATAAACCAATATATGCATTTGGAGCAAAACCTGCAATACCTTTTGCAGATGGTGGAAGAACATTAGCTGCTGATGGTGGTATGATGATGATGAGAAAAGAATACAGGGATTTATTAGAAGAAGATGAGATGGATGATCCAACTGGAGGGATCATGGACCTTGAAACAGGGAGACAACAATATTTTTTAGGTAAGCTAGTTAAGAAAGCAACACGTGCAGTTAAGAAAGTTGCTAAGTCTCCGATAGGTAAAGCTGCTTTGTTATATGGTTTAGGAAGTTTAGGAGCTAGTGCTTTAGGTAAGGCTAATACAGGAACAGGATTTTTTTCTAATTTTTTTACTAAAAAAAATCCATTATTATTTAGTGATGGTAAGTTTAGTGTTGGAAAAGCAACAAGTTTAGGTTTAGGAATTCCTTTTGCTCTAGATGCATTAGGTGTAGGCAAAGAAGAAGAGGATGGAGTAGATTTAGATTCATATTATGCATCACAAGGATTAGATATTAATAAATATAGATATGGAAATTTTTTAGCACCAAGATTTCAAGGTAGCACGTTTGCAGCTGATGGTGGTTTGATGAGAACAGGTTACCAAGAAGGTGGAGATGCAGAACCAGTGGCCAAGAAGACTATGCCTCTATTAGATATGGATGGTCAAGAAATGGATTTAAGAGAAGAAGGTGGGTTTGTACCATTAGGTAGAATGGAAAGAGCAGATGACGTGCCTGCAAGATTATCTAAAAATGAATTTGTGTTTACTGCTGATGCTGTAAGAAATGCAGGAGAGGGAGATATAGACAAAGGTGCAGAAGTCATGTATAACATGATGAAGAACCTCGAATCCGGAGGTGAAGTATCTGAAGAATCGCAAGGATTAGAAGGCGCTAGAGAAATGTTTCAAACATCACAAAGACTAGAGGAAGTATTATAATGGCAACAGAAACCGTAATATCAAGACCAGCACCATTCGTAGAAAGTTTAGGAAAAGATTTAGCCAAACAGGCCGTAGGTCTTACAGGAGTTCCTGTTGTATCAGGTGGTATTGGAAGTTTAACAAAACAAGCGGGAGAAACTGCTGCAGGTTTTAAATCAAGACAGAATGCTGCAAGAGCATTTACAACAAGACAACAAAATTTATCCGGACTTGCACCACAAGTTGCAGGACAAGATGCATTACAGAAACAAGCGCAAGGTTTAGCACAATCGGGTGTTGGATCTTTTCAACCTTTTTTAGATCAAGCACAAGGTGCAACAGGACCACAAGCTTTTCAACAGTTTATGTCACCATATCAACAACAGGTGATGGATACTTCATTAGCTGAATTTGATAGAAACTCAGCGATACAACAGCAACAAATTGCAGATCAAGCAGTATCTTCTGGTGCATTTGGCGGTGGACGAGAAGGTGTTATGCAAGCAGAGTATCAAGCAGGTTCAGATAGAAACAGAGCAGCACTACAAGCAGGATTATTACAACAAGGTTTTGGTCAAGCGCAACAAGCGGCGCAGCAACAATTTCAAAATCAAATGGGATTAGCGTCTGCCTTACCTGGACTACAAAGAGGAGATATTTCAACGTTAGGTTCATTGGGCGCATTGAATCAAGCGCAAACACAAGCGGGCCTAGATGCAACTAGAGAAGCAAACAGGATGGCTGCTTATCAACCACAAGAACAATTACAAAACTACGGTAATCTTGTTACAGGGATCATGGGTGGAATGCAGGGATCAGGGACACAGTCACAACAAATACCAAACCCAACGTTCTTACAAACTGCATTAGGTGCAGCGGCTACTGGAGCAGGGATATACGGCGCATTGAAACCAAATTAATATGAATAGAACTTTAAGAAGACCGATGTTTAGAAGAGGCGGTTCTACAGGAACTGGTATTACATCAGGACTTGATACAACCAAGCCTAAAAGAGGTTTAGTAGATGAGCCGGGTGGTTATGCTGGTTCATATACTATGGCTGACATGGTTAAACAAAGCATGGAACAATCACAAGACGAAAAAGTGCGAGAAGCTTACAAACCTTATTTTGAAAGACCCCAAGGTGAAGCAAAAAACAGGTTTTTAACTACGTTTGGTTTAGATTTAATGTCGAGATCACCAACTGGAAAAGGATTTAGTGGACTATTATCAACTGCTGCAGAATCAGCAAAAGGACCTACAGAACAATTGTATAAAGATATTGACACCCAAAGATTAAGTAAAAGAGCAGCAGAAGCAGATTTATTTAAAACACTTTTACAAGGAAACATAGATATTGCATCAGAAGCAGCAGGTAATGAAGGTGGAGCTAAAGAGTATAGAGATTTAGCAATAGCTAATGAATTAGAAATGATTATTCCTGAAATATATAAAATACAAAATAAAATTAAAGAAGCAAAAGATACAGGACAAGAAGTAAATGAAAACGATATAGTAAGATTAGAAGTGTTACAAACTAAAAGAAATAATTTTACTAAAAGTAATCCAGTATCAGAAGGTGCAATAAAAATTTTTACTAATTCAAGTGAAGGTCAAACTATATTTTCAACAATAACTGAAAAATTAATGGATGATAATCCGGGTATGTATAAAGAAGGAAGTAATGAATTATATTCAGCTGCTATAAAAAAAGTAAAAGAGTTACTTGGTTTATTTTCAAGTGGTGGTAGAGCGGAGTATCAAATGGGTGGTGGAGTAGACATGGCCCAACAACCAATGATGATGCCTCAAGAACCAATGACCATGGACCAAGGATCAATGGATAATGGTAAAAATAATTTAATTAGCTATGATCAATTAAGAGCAAGATTACCAAATGAAATTACAGATGACATAGTTGAGTTAATGTCAAACAGTGCGGAAGCATTAGAAGACTTTGCTATGATTTCATCACAACAAGATGTGACTCAGTTTAACAAAAAGTACAGCGTTAATTTAGTATTACCATCGGAGGCGTAACATGGCTGATACTGCCTACGAACGATTTCTCAAAGA